AACAACAATTTTGTTTTTCTTAAGGTTTTCGGCTAAGAGTTTTTCGGAAACAATTTCTGCGGCTGTTTTCTCTGCCATAATCAATTTTCTCCTGTTGGTTGTTTACTGTCTTTTATTAAGTCTGCTTGTCGCTTCCTCGATAATTTCAGCAAGGCGATTGTCAGAGTAAAGGTCGTCAGGCTCGGTGTCATTGTGTAATGCCGGCAGGTCATCCCCGCGTGCATCCACAACAAGCCGCAGCGTTTCGACGTTACGTTCGACAGCCTTTGCCATCATATCGAGTTTATCTATAAGCAGGTTCATTTTAGTCGCGAGGGTAGAAAGCAAGTCAGTTACGTCTTTTGACAGCGTATGCTCGACAATACTTTTTACCATTTCGGTTTTAATCGGATCTGGTGGTACTGCGGGCGGTTCTGGGGTAAGCTCTTTCACAAGAGCAATTGCCGCATCCATTTCTTCCGCGCTGAAAAAGCTTTTCGCAGCAGCTATATTTTCTTCCGTGTAAATGCCCCTCCTCACAACCTCGTCGTATTCCTTCTGTGAAGCATTCGGGTTTGCCGGTACAGGTGTAACGGAAAATTCAAGCAATTCCCAATTTTCATATATCACACCATGAGCAGGCATTCTCATTTTCTTGCGCTCCGTTTCATCTGGCCGCCTGACCCCACCTTCACGCGGGAGAAAGCCGATGCTGCCGGTTTTCATTGCGCCACTTGAAGCAAAACGCCATGCTGTTTCAGCCATGCCGGTTCTATCCACGCGGTCATCGAGAAACAAAACCCACTGCTTGACAACATTCTTAGTCGGCTCATACCATGTTTTCAACGCCTGACCAATAGGCAGTGCGCGGCTGTTGTGGAACGCAAGCACGACAGGGTTTTTGCGGTAGTTTGCAAAGTCCCCGCCGATTGCCTTCACAACGTCGCCGTATCGGTCTACAGTCTCATCGGTAATTGTGTACTCAAGGACACGCCCCTCGTATCCTTCAAGGTACTCAAGGCTTATCCCGTGACACAGGTCGCGGCATTCGTCCTCGGTCATCTGTACGCGCTTGACCTTCGGCGTAAGCGGACGCGCCCGTGTGACCGGCTCGCTTTTCAGCTTGATAATATCCTCGACTTCATCAACCCCGAATAGGTTTTTTAATATCTCTTTGCTTGTCAGCATCTTGTCCTCCATTGAATGGAATGTCACGATGGGCAAAAGGCATGTCCCGCCGTGGATTGTTTATTTTAGGTTTGTCTTGTTTGTCGTTTTTCTTGCGCATATAAATAAAACAGTTATTGTTAGAAAAATTATCACATAGTTTTGAAAAGTCACTTCTAATTCTCGCTATCATATTTTCGTTGTCAGTTGTGTGCATATAAATAAAAAAGGGAACCGTAATGGCCTTGATCAGACCACTACGGCTCCCGTAAAAGGATAACCGATGTATTATGCTATGCTAACTAAAATCTTAAAAAAACCTTGTGATTGACCTGACAACGAATATAAGAACCACAAGGCAAATTATATTACATGTCCACGTTAAAATCATATATACTGGCTCACTTCCACCTTTGCCACGTCCCCGCTACCGTCCAGATGTAATATAATTTTTCCCTTGCGCTTCTGCTCTTTCCAGCGTGTCAGTTCCGCAAAGGCTCGATCCGTCTTGTCCTGTTTAGACTGATCAGACGTGTTCATGTATTGACGCCCTCAATACGCCAGCTTGGCGGCTTTGGGCCTATATCTAACGCTTTTATTATAGGCCACATAATTTCTTGATTTGCATTTATTACATCAATTAATTTTTTCCGACAATCAGCACATTGCCACGCACTCAAACACGCAAGCAATGGATACGGCATCGAACTCCGACATGCATCACATGCGCTCGGTTCTCTAAGTAATTTTATTGCATCAGCTTTTGACCACTTTCGCACATCTTCTTCTGGTGTTCTTGCGGGCACATAACATCCTTTATCGTGTTTATCAGTTGTTGTATTCATCGGACTCACAATCATTACAATCTATTATCTTGCCAGAAACACCAGCGGTACAAAATTTACCGATACCACAGCCATGTTTTTTACGCATTACATTACTATCACCATACGCCCGCGCCCACCCTTCACGGTATTTGTCGTTACTCGGACGACTGACTATATCACTCATAGTTATTTACCTATGCCAATCTTAATAAAGTTATGCACCGGCAATTTATTGTAGACTCCGCGCTTCCAGCAGGGTCTTGTGGATACCGCAACCCATTACTAAACAGCTCACCGATCGCCCTTACCTCACCGTCAATCTGATGCGTCGGCCTTACCAGTTCATCCCTTGCGGTCAACCACTCATGCGCCTGAGCCCCCGCGTCCTCAAACGCCTCCATTCGCGAATAGTTGCTGACGCTGCTTATCTCCGTGCGCGCGATAACCGTCGCCTGTGCCATGTTGGTAGGATACAGGTTGGTTATCTTCTCGCGTATTGCCGTCGCTGTTTCCTTCACGGTTAGGTTCTCGTTTATCGCTTGACCAACGGTCTCGCCTATCTGCTCACGCGCCTTATTGAAGCGTCCGGTGTCGATGCTCTCGGTTATCTTCGACCGCTGTTTTATAAACTTCTTTATCTCCGGCTCTGTGACTTTCCACTGTATTACATCACCGTACTGCTGTTTAAGATGTTTTAGTTCGCGATCCATCTGCTTTCTGACTTCTGGCGAGTAGCCCTTAAATAAATCCTTCTCAGAATCCTCAAGGTCGAATAGGAACATGTTGACGCTTATTTCCAACTCCCGCGCCATTGCCTTATCCTCCGCTTGTGAATGTTCCCATTTGTCCACTTTTTCAAGCATCTCGTTACGCTGCCTGTACAGGTGCTTGACAATCATCGTCCTCATGGATATATCACCCGGCTTTAATATCCGCTGTTCGTAATCACTCCACATCTTATCGCGCGCTTCTTTGTCATCCGCCGCGACAGCCCGCGCAAGTTCATCAATGTCGATAGCCTTAAATAGTTTTTCGTTATCATTGGCGGTATTGCTCTCAATCCGCTTTTTTGCCACCCCTGAAAGCAAGTCGATAACATGCTTTGTTGACGGAGGTGCATTCGGCGTTGACGGAAATACCGCGCCGTCAGCAAGCAATTCGATATCAACCAGATTCATCGGCGCAAAAACTTTCTCCATCCACGGATACTTGGCCGCATCCACCGGCACACCGTTTACGCGGAATGCTTCAACAGGAGGGACATATCCACGCTGTATCAGTTCCGTACTGTCCTTTATCCGTTCGCTGTAATTCTCTTTCAGCGCCTCGACCTGAGACGTATCGCTCTTAAGTATCAGGTTCCCAGGCTTAAGCCATTTAATCCACTTGTTATTTATTGTCTCCATAACTTTTCTGTCAAGCGGCAACCGGCTCTTTTCCCATACGTTGCGGTCTGCCTGTTCGCTTGTCGCGCGATTCATTCCACTATCGAAGATACCCAACTCTGCATCATTGACACCATAGACTGCCTGTATCCGCTGCCGGTTGTCCTTGCGTTGTTCGCTAAATTGCATGTCAAGATTTGACATCATAAAGCGGTCATACTTTAACCCGTGTGATAGGGCAATCGTTCGCCCCGCATTTCCACTGCCCGAATACGACTCATCGAACCAATCAGCAAAAGCTCGCAGTTCCTTTTCCGTTATCATGTCACTATCAGTCGTCAACGCACCACCTACCGCACCGTAGTTGTTAAAAAATTGTGTATTATATTCATCGCTTTTTACATCCTGCACAACCGGTATTTCCGCAGGCGCGTACGGGCTTAATCCTTGTGCCACATTGTACGGATTGTATTTGCGTATGCGGATAACCTCATTCAGCCCGAAAGTCTGTATAGTTCTTCCGCCCATTTCCATTTTCCAGCCGACAAGCTGTCCTGCGTCAATAACCGGCTGCATGAAATTATCAGTATACGGCCATATTTCCGCAGGCATGTCCCCACTTTGCACGTCAAACAAATCGCCCTTGCGCCCGCTCTCCAACACCCAAAAGCACTGCCCCCCCGGTGTCCGGCGTGACGGCAGAAGCAACGCTAAGTATGTCGCCTCCCATAAATCCGATCCGCACATCTGCGGATTCGGATTCATAAACAAATCCAACAGCGGATGACTCTCAATTTTCTTAGTTGTTGCCTTTTCATTTGTAACCAGCATGCGCGGCAATGCCGTTAAAGGCGTTACAATGCGGTCTACGCACGCATAAATCCAGCTATGATATTTATAGGGCTCACGCGCCGCCGGTGTGCTGGACAAACCCGTACCGCCTGTACGACCGCCACGAAGAAAATATGGATCAAGATCAGGAACGCCGCGTATCTCACGTCCTGCGTAATCGTATAAAACCGGTTTATCTACTGTTTTAATCGGCATGTTTACCTCTGGTTGGCCATAATTATTTTTTCCAATAATCCGAAACTTTTTTCATCTCCAGCCGATTCATCCCCAGCCTTTACCATGAGCGGCTTGTATTGTCGCATATTTCTTTCACAAGCATATCGCAAAGCGTCTATTCCGTGATCATTTTTTTCTATCGGTTCTGGTAAAACGTCACCATATTTATTTGTCTGCCAAGAATACGCCGCAATTTCATCTACAAACCATTGTAATTTATCACTGATAATAATTTCTTTAAAATTTCTTAACCACATTATGCCGTGACGTTTGCTGTCTTTTCCTTTACTTACCGGATGAGCATTAATGTTATATCCAGCAACAGTTCTCAATTCGCGCCAGCTTTTAGCATCCTCACAATCGCAAAAAACGGCTTCGTCATTTACTATTGGTTTTATCACTCGCGCTAATTGCTGATTAGTTATCTCCGTTTGATATATTCCGTCAACAATATATATGTTATCACCCCTTATAGCACAGCGCACAAGCGCCGTCGGAGCAGTAAATCCGAAGTCAAGCCCGTTGTAATATGTGTCAAACTCCACTCCTGACAGATCGGCGGCCCGCCAATTATTAAATATCGTGCCGCCAAGCGTGCCCCATTCGCCAAGCCCGTATACTTCCCAGCGGTATTTGTCTCTATTTTTTGTATCTTCGATATTCTCAACGTCCTGCTGCGAAAGAAATTTATTGCAGGTGTAATTCGTCCGCAGGATAAGCACGCGCCCATCTCGCAATCGCAAAGGCTCACCGATTGCTGGATTGTGCCCCTCAAAAAATGTCTTGTATATCCAGTGTGTTCGCAGGATAGGGTTAAAGGAAAGCACTGTTCTTTTTCGCACACTGCTTCGCCCGCCCATACGCACGGTAACATCTGCGAAATTGTTGTACGTAATCTCAGTTGCTTCCTCGAACCATAAATCGGTGATAGTCCCTTTTTGAGGGATGATTGATTTGAGCTTCTCTGGGTCGTCCAATCCACGGAAGAACACTTGCCGCTGCTGCGGTATGTACGTGATAATAAGGTCGGACTCGTTGACTTTAAAGTATTGCGATAATTGGAACTTTGCGATTGACTTCTTGACTTCATTAAAACAGGATTGCCGTATGGAATTAAATGTGTTCCGCACGACAAGAAAATTACGGTCATAACGCACAATATCCAACACAAGCCTGTCAGATAGGAAAACAGATTTACCCGACCGCGTGCCGCCGTAGTATATCTGTATATCGGTCTGGTCGTCAAGGTATGGGATGAATACATCGTTTAATATTGCCGCTCTGTTGATTTTTAGATTCATACTTCATATCACTATCCCAAAACCGTCGGGTCACTGTATAGTATTCGGTAATGGCAGTTCAAGGTTATTGATATAAAGCCATTCGGATCACTGCCGGACTGCCCTTCAATACCGCCTATTGCCGCGCTCTCATACGTCACAACAAACGCCGTCCGATTGCCGTCTGAACCTGTTAAGTAAAAGTTGTTACCGATTAATTCCTGTACGTCAGCAAGCAGGTTGTCCTGCGCATCCTGTATGTCAGCCGCCTTTAAATAACAATGTGCCGTACATGGCAGCGCAAGGTCGTACATCGACCGATTGCCAGCCAGCCGGTCACCTTCCCCGCCTGTCATGCGGATTTCGTCACCCCACTCAATATCTATCACCGGAAAACTGGTCATTTTTTCCATGTTGACAATAGGGTCATACACCCCGCGCACGTTGCTCCTGTACCCGTTGGCGGTTGTGATTGTGCCAAGCTGGTATTTCATAGCTTCGCGCAATAGTTTACGTATCGGTGTACCTGTGCCCATTATTTACTTCCCGTTATACGGATAAACGCCCTTGACCAGAATATTTGTGCTTGCCGTTGTTTTGTCGTAGTAAAATTTGCACGCCCGTTGCGCGTGCCATCCGCCTTTGACCAAGTACGGCATCTCTACTGTTCCGTCTGTCTGATTCGCCGCTCTGAATGACACCACCCCATCAGCCGCAAGATTGATAAACGCCACATCACGCTCATTGCCAGCTGCGTCCACGATGCGAGCATCAGCACTACCCGCAAGCACTTCGCCTACATTCCCTATCCACACATGCCGCTCTGCTTCCGTTGCCGGAATTACTATGTCGGTTGTTGCCATTTTGCACCCCCCCCTTTATTTACTGTTGTAAAAGAAAAATATATCTGCGCTACTACTAACCGACCCCGACACGACAATTTCGCCAGCCAAAGTGTTGGACTCCTCGCCGTCTCCGTTGGTCAGCCGCGCCGCATATGTGCCCGCCGCCAGAGCTGCCAGCAGGGTCAGCACTCCGCCAGTGTCAGTCCATGCCGTGTATGTTCCCGTAGGCTGTGCCATACCTCCGCCGTCGTCCAGCATGAGCATACCTGTGTCGCCCTGAGTTTCCGCGCCAGCTACACATACCCATGTCAAGGTAAGCAGAGCGGGGTCGTAAACAACTGATGTCAGCAATAAATCTGATTGGATAGGCATTAGTTATTATAGCCTCCGGATAAACATGTGTCAGCACGTTTACACGTCACAGTGTCCATAAAATACTGGCCCTTTATATAAAAATTATGCAGCGTATCCTTTGCAGGTAAATCTATCGTGTCCCTGCTACCAGCCGCCGATGACAGCCAGTAATTCCGTGCCGTGCCTCGCAGTGTAGGTTTCGCTGAAATAGTCCACCGCTTTGAATGCTGCCATTTCACGGTGTCCCCGCCAGCGGCAGGCATTGTCAGGCCCGCCAGTGTCCCGCCTGTTGCCGCGTTCATGTATTGGCCAGTTGAGTCGTTTGCGGTTTGAGTGATTGTTTGCCCTGAAGTTAATCCGGTGACTC